ATGGAAACAACAATCATAAACGGACGTAAAGTTCGAGTGTTGCCAACATCAGTTGGACAAATCTATCATGATTTAATCAAACGAGAAAATCGTGGAGTAGTAGTTTTTGAAACTTGGCAACGTCCAGACGGAAGTCTTTACATGACTTCACGCAAAAAGAATAAACAAGAGCTTGCTGCTGATAAAGCTGCAATGCTTAACGAATGTATTTCAGACTGGAAAAAAGTTTGGAACTAAAAAAAACCGCACTAGGAATGCGGACTAAGACGTGATGTGTCTTTATATTTTAATACCTAGATTATATCACGTTTCAACAAAAATATGAAACGGAGAACATTAAATGACGGAAGAAAAGCCAAGATTTAGTTTTTCTGATATTAGAACTTTTCAGGAATGCCCATTTAGATTAAGGGAAAGAAAAGCAAAAAGGTACGCTGAATCTCCTACGGAAGCTATGTTAGTCGGCTCTTATGCTCATGCAATGCTTGAGGGAGATAAAAGTACTGACGACTTTATCCAAGAGCATTCTGTGGATATGATGGGCAATATTGGAAAGAAGAACCAAGGCATTAAAAAAGTTTTTAAAGATATTGTGATGGCAGTCAATGAAGTCAAAAAAACTGAAACTTATCAGTCTTTCGATACTTTACATACTCATAAAGAACTTTATATCAGAGCTGATTATGATGATTTTGTGATTAGTGGAAGAATTGATGTCTTAAGGTTTGACCATGAAAACAAAACGATTGAAATCATCGACTGGAAAACAGCCGCAAGTTTTGAAGATATATTTGATAAAAATATCAGAGCTTATTTGGAATGGTACAGCCATTATAGAGAGCAATTGGCTTTATACGCATGGTTAGTTGCTCAAGAATTCTCTGATTATACAAAACTAGATTATACAGTAGTTGGGAAAATTGTAGGTTTTACCAAGAAACTGCCAGTAAATATTAAGACAATTACGATGGATTTTGGAAAACTTGCTGATATTTCGGATAAAATCCTTGTTCAAACTGTGTTATCTGAGTTGGATAACATTGCTCATAATATTGAGCATGAGGGAATGGATGGATACTTTTGTCATAATTGCGACTGCTGTATCCAAAACAAAAAATACGAAGAATTAGAGGTAGAAGTATGGTAATGCAAATTAAACCCGCAGGGACTAGAAGTCCTAAATTGACACGAGTCCTTATTTCAGGAGGCGGCCTTTCAGGAAAAACGACACTAGCGGCTAAGTTTGCCAGTAGTAATGATAGAGCCTTATTTATCAGTACTGACGGGAATGCATACAAACAAGGGTATCAAGCGATAGATTTTGAGTTTCCACAAAAGGCCGAACAAATCATCACAAACTTTACTCAAGCATTAAATATGGCAGAACAAAATGCTGAAAGCTGGGATGTCCTTGTAATTGATTTGATTGAAGACTTTGACGAACGGGCCCAAACCTTATTGCGCGGCGAACTTAATAATTTTAAATCGACAATGAAAGCATGGGGTAAAATCAACAGTTTGTATAAGGATATGCAAAGTTTAATGATGAGCAAGTTCCATGACAAGACAATTGTTTTGCTTAGTCGAGATGTTGAAGAAATTGACCAAAAATCAGGCGAAGTTATTGGATACAAGCCTGCTTTAAGAAAATCTCTCAAAAATATTATTCTAAAAGATCAAGATGTTGAAATTAGAGCTTATTTTGATAGAAGTGGCAATCGTCAATTCGACATTTCCAATTTAAGGTATGAAGAAATGAAAGGGATGCTTCAACAAATCATTTCTAAACCTTTTGAAATTCCTCAACCTGCAGTTTCTAAAAAAGAGCAACAAGAAGTACAAGAAAAAGCTAATAAATTAAAAGAGCAATATGATAAAGCTTTTGCGGCTGCAGCATCTCATAATGCAAGTGATAGAGATATTGAGTATTGGAAAAATATGGAACCGTCAGAAGCGATTATGTCTATTGCCGATTGGATTCGAATTAAAGAATCCGCTCAGACAGTCGTTGATGAAGAAGAACCAATTATGGATGAATTATTTCCAGTAGGTCAAAACTAAACCTATGAGCAAACTGCAGTCCTCAAAAATCCTGAGCAGTAGAATTAGAAATAATTCAACTTTAGCAAAGCCACCTTGGGCGGTGGTTTCGTATTTAGTCAAAGCTGGAGGGTGGCGGAACGAGCCGTAAAGTCAATGAGTATTTAGTGTTTACACATAACCACTCATCGCCAGCTTTTAATTGAAAAATAAAACTTGAAATAAATATAGAAGAAAGGAGAAAGTTTGGAACAAAGTACAAAATTCTTCAATCAAATCCCAGTCCCAATTATAGAGGCTGATGATTTAAATGATTTTGAAAAACTTCTTTTTAGTGAAATATACACGATGGCTAATTCATTTGGAAGTATCTTTCCTTCAAATGCTTATCTTGCTAAAAGATACGGCAAGACAAAAGGAACTGTTTCAGCTAATCTGAAGCGTCTTGAAGAAAAAGGATACATTAAATTAGAATATGAGTTTGAAAATGGAGAAGTTAAAAAGAGATATATTTATCCCTATGTTGATAAATCGGTAGGGGGTATACCGAAGAATCCGCATACCCCTACCGAAGAATCATTAGAGGGTATACCGAAGAATCGTAAGTATAATATATCAACTAATAAATCAATTAATAAATCAAATAATAATATATCGGACAAGTCCGATAAAGAGTCTGATTTAGAAACTAGGTTTAATAATCTTTGGAAAATTTATCCTAACAAAAAAGGAAAGCCGAAAGCTCTATTAGCTTATAAAAGAGCTGTAAAATCTGGAACTACAGACGAAGAGATTAAAACGGGTCTTGAAAACTATTTGTCAGAAATACGAATCAAAAATACCCAACAGAACTATATAAAGCATGGTAGCACATGGTTTAACGGCAAAGGTTGGGAAGATGACTACGATTTAATGCCTATTCAAAATCAAACGTACAAAAATAATAAAGTTGTCAAATCTGCTCCTAACTGGTCTAATCAAAGATTTGAAAAAGACGAAGAAACAATGACAGCGGAAGAATTCGAGGAATATATGAATGGCTTGGACTCTTAAAAAACGTGCTCTTGATGATGGGCTATCAGAATATTACCGTAGCTTTATTCCTGGGATTACCCATAAACAATACTGCAGATATGTCGAAAAAGCTTATGAAGAGGAAATAGTATTAAGTCCTATCACTTTTATTGCAATAGTTAAAGGTATTGACAATGAAAAAGCAACCGAAATATTTTTTGAAAAAAATAAAGAACTGACAGATTCAGGAGTAATTCCTGCAATTGCTAGATTTGGAGAAGCAAGTGAATTTACCAAAAACTAAGAAGTCAAAATATGGAGCAAAGAAAACAACGGTTGATGGTATTGTATTTGATAGCAAGGCTGAATCAATCTACTATTTGCAACATAAAAATGATGAACGGATGACCATGCAAGAGAAGTTTGTTCTCATGGATAAATTCAGATTGAACGGAAAACTTTATAGAGAAATAGCTTATAAAGCGGATTTTGTTTTCAGAAATGAAAATAACGAAATACTCAAAGTTGTCGATGTAAAAGGAGTGCTTACAACCGAATTTAAAATTAAGGCAAAATTATTTGCTAACAGATACGGAATTCCAATAACAATTGCTAAGAAAGTAGCGAGAATGAATATGTTCGAGGAGAGCGAGATATGACATCATTCAGAATCATACCAACTGTTAAATTGTTTAACTTAGCTAAGAAAGCAAGATATGACGGTTATGGAAGTAATTCGGTTTATATCACAGTCAGAACTAAAGGAAGTCATGAGCTGGTTGAAATTTATCGAGATATTAAATCTGTTTTCAACAACGGAAAAGATATGACTTGGGATCAACTGTTTAATTTAATGGATAATCAACTGTCAGATTCATTAGTTGTATTTGAATAGCTCTAATTCATGAAAAATACGGTTACATTGAGCGTTTAAACTGTTTAATGGATAATTTATCACGAACAATCTAAAAGCGCTTATAAGCTAAAATATGAGGTGTTAGTATGACAACGCAAAAAGAAAAAAATGTCCTAGATTTTAAAGATAAGGATATCTTGAAGAATCATAAAGTCGCTGACAAAGACGACGAATGGTTTCATGAGCAATGGAAAAATAAACTAAGTGGATTGAAAGAGGCAGGAGATGGCAAGGTTAGAAAAAATTTATGATGTTTATTTCAATGGGATAAAAACGGGAACTGGTACAAAAAAAGAGCTTTCGAAAATACTTCTTGTTTCACCTCATTCAGTCGCTGGATGGGTTAAAAATGGAAGAGACAATTCTCCAAAAAAGAACGCAGTCAAAATCGCAGTCGTAAATGAAAAAGCGATGATAGAGAAATATCCCGGTTGGAAACCTTATGGCGGTTCAAAGTCTAAGACTTCTGATGAAATAACTGATCGTGACCGAAGAAAGTACGAAACAAAAGAAGAACGTAGATTGCGAAGAAATATCAGAGCACAAATGGCAATTGAAAACTCAAGAAAAGAAGAATTAGGATTATAGGAGCAGCTAGATGAAACTAAGCGAGATTGAAGCAGTAGCAAGAGTTGTTAAGGATGGACCAGATTATGGATTGATTGAATCAGAAGTAATTCAAGGTATTTCAATGCTACCAGTTGGGACAAAATTGTACACTGATTTACAAATGCAAGAATTTAAAGATAGAACCATTAGAGATATTTTTGAAAAATATAATATCTTCGACGCTGAAGGCAGACGTATTCAGTTAGGAGATTTATTTGGAGGACACGAAAAATGACTAAGTTTGAAAAAGAATTTAAAGCATTAACTAGTTGGGACTGGGTAAATGTTGATTTAATTCAGAAGATATTAACAAAGTTCGGTAACTGGCACTCAGACGAAGAGTTTCAGGAGTTATTGGATAAATATAGTCATCTCAATGATAACTATGAAAAAGAAGTAATCAGAAGTTCTAAACTTGAAACATCAAATTTAAAACTGTTTGCTGAAGGAAATGGATTGTTATCAGATAATGCACTGCTCACTAAAGAGGTTGCTGATTTAAAATCCCAAATCCAACAGCAAGCCCTGCCAGTCGTGCCTGAGTGTGTGGCAGGAGCTATTGAAAGTATACCGGACCATTACTCAGCGTTCGAAGCTATCGACTTAATTAAATCAAAAGTTGAGGTTTTTACCGAAGAAAATAAAGATTGGCTACAAGTCTACAACTGGCTTTGTGAGGGTATTGATAATCAAGATACTTTCGCTCTAGCTTTTATCACTCGCAAATATGAAGTCGAAAAACCGCAGCTGTTCTATTTGAAGAATAAGCTGACGACAAGTTACTTGGCGCTAGATATCAACACTGGTTACTATGAACATTGGGGAGAAGAGATAATTCCAAAGTTGCTGAAGAAACAAGGATATAAATCAGCCTTTACCCAGCAAGAAATCGACAGCATGCATGCAGAGAGCTATGAACAGTTTGCTGTGCCTGTGGAGGACGGAGAATGAAAAGAGGATTTAAAAAACTAAACGAAAATGCGACTATTCCAGAACGAGCGACAGAACATAGCGCAGGGTATGACATTTCAGCAAGTGAAACAGTTACGATTCAACCTGATGAAATTAAAATGGTAAGCACTGGGCTAGCTGTTCAACTTGGTGATGATGAAGTATTGAAATTATACGACCGTTCAAGTAATCCAGTTAAGCGTGGCATTGCATTGATTAATTCAGTAGGAATTATCGATTCAGATTACTATCCGCAAGAATTTAAAGGCTTATTTATGAACATCTCAAAAGAGCCTGTAACCATTTCTAAAGGTCAAAGAATAATGCAAGGGGTATTTGTCAAATACCTTACAACAGACGATGACAACGCAAATGGGAAGCGCATCGGTGGTTTTGGTAGCACTGGGGAGGTGTAAAAAAATGATGAAGCAAACAACATGTTATAGCTGTGATAAACCAATCGAACCTGAATGGCTTCCAGAAGGAGAATTTATTGTATGTGATGAATGTTCTTCAGACACTGACAAACTTTCGGTTGAAAAACTCCAAGAACAGCTTAACACTGCGAAATATTTCTTTAAAAATATATTGGATGTTGATCCAAACCTAAATAAAGGCCATGTAAGTCATCTTGAGAATTGTGTTCGTGTGATGAAAAATTCTGCTGAAAAAGCACTCGCAGCGATTGAAAAAGGAGAAAACAATGAAATTTAAAGCAAAACCAATCTATGAAGCGCCCACAGAAACCATTATTGGATATGAAGAACTTGAACCTTTTGAAGGATTTTATGACCTTTTAGATGATGAAGGATATGTTCACGGTTACTATGTGGATGGATATATCATTGGAGGAATAGCAGAAGTAACTGATGAGTATTTCCACCCTGAATTTTGGTGTCCTATTGATAAATCAACGCTCGCAGCGATTGGAGGGGATGATGAAAATTGAAGAAGTTGATAAATTGGTTGAGCCTTTAGGCTGGGGAAGAGATTTATGTCACAATGGCGATTGTTTCCCTGAATTAAACGAGAATAGTGTAGGTCATGAAGGCTCATATAAAAAATTCAATATGACAGAGCATGGCGAGGATGGATATATTTCATATCAAAGTTTGAATGAAATTATTGAAGCTGTTAAAAAACTTGAAGGGGGCGGAGATGAGTAAGTATGATGAAGATTTAAAAAAAGCTTGCGAAATCTTAAATAATACAGAACTTGATGAATTGGTTCAAGTTGCGGTTGAAGCAATGGATGATGCAGCGACCGATATCGGAATGGAAGCAAGTCAAGAATGGCATGCAAAAATAACTTTGGAATCTGCTTTGATACACATTGCAGAAAAAGTCGCTAAACGTCCCCAGCTCACGATTCCGAAAAGAATTGTGGATATTATCAATGGTTATTGTAAGCATAACTTCACAGCTGATAGGTTGATTATGATGGCTTACAGAGATTACCAAGAATTTAATGATTGGATTATAAAAGACTGGGTTAAAAATGACAATATTGCCAGAGCCTACCTCGCAGGCAAAGCCCTCGGAGTTGATTTAGCGAAAGTGGTGGAGGGATGAAAAAAGCCTAGAAAAATATCTAAGCTTAAAAATTCAATTTGTTATTAATGAAGTTATGACTGCTGCTGCTACGGGAAGTATAAAAGAAAAAAATGTGGTCTTGAGAATATTTCCCCTTCTTTTGGTTCTGTAGTCTTGGAGCTTAATTGCACCTAGATTAGATATCGCAAAATTATCAGTAGTAGGTAACTCATGGCCAAACATTGAAGTTTTTCCATAATTGGCATCGATTAATCTCAGTTCATGCAATGAGGTTATCCTAAGTTTTATAGATTTAACATTTTTAAGTGACTTTTCGATTTGCCCAAGATTACTATTGGGTTTATGTTCCAGATAATTTAAAATCTTATAATCATTTTTTTCGATTTCCATATGGTTTCTCCTTACCTATAAATGATTATATCAACTTATTGAAATAAATTGAATAGTTAGGCAGTAAGGTGAATCGAATGACCGACAAACTAATATCGCTGGTCAATGACTGGTGGGGAGGGATTGAATGAAAGTAAGAAACGATGTTGCAGATTGGCTAGAATCAAGTGATGAACAGACTTTATGTGATGATTTTTTGACAGAAGAACACGAATTTGACAACTATCTAGGAAAACTTGCTTTAAATTTAGGATACAACTTTGTGACTGATTTTATTGTTGATTTAAAGCGAAATGGATTTGTACGAGAAAGCCAGACGAATACTGGTATGAGGGTATATAGATGAAACTTTTGTGTAAGCTGTTCGGGCATAAGTGGACATTTGAAGATAGAAAACTACTTCGATTGCCTTTTGGAAAGCACCATTGTGAGCGTTGCGGATTGCTATATAAATATAACGAATCAGAGCCTGATACATACGTTAAATGGCTTGATAAACATATGGATTGAACGCAAAAAAAAGCCCAAATCAAAGATAAGGGCTTTGAGGGATAACAAGTTAACGTGATGATATATCCATACAAGATGAACACGGCCTAATTTGAAGTGATGGATAAGTTCTACGAGTGTATTCCATTGCTTCGATATCATTTTCAAAATCCCCATCAATAAGATATGAATCATTAACTTTTGGGCGATTAGGGCAAGTTCCCTTGTGTACTTCATGATAATCACTGAAGTCACCACTTTTATCTACGACATAGCTCATGAGTTAGTCCTCCTTCAAATAGTTTGTATTGGTTATACAATTTTATTTTAAAACTATTGCTAACTAAGTACAAGCAATATGATTTAAATAAAAGGAAATATAAAAAAGCCCAAGCTGACCTAGCTTGAGCGATTGTTGTAAAAATTATTAGTTACTATTGAATGGTCACATTCATTATACCACTGATTAATTTATAACTAAAAAATTTGATTTATTAAAAAATCTATAACTATAACAAAAAAACCCGAACTGACCAAGTTCGAGTTATATGTTCTAGGTTTAAATTTTATTCTTAAAATTTAGGTCTACTACATTATACCATAAGAAAAATAAATAATAATAAAAAAGCTCGAGTTGACCAAGTTCGAGCGGGTGTGATAAAAAATATTTTCTATATTTTTTTGTGGTCACACGTATTATATCATACTGAGCTAGGAACTCTTTAAACTCAACTGGAGGGAAAATGATTGCAAATATAATTATCATAGCCTATGTGCTATTCATGATTCTTGGCCTGTTCGTTACACCTTACGCAATTGGAAAACCAAGAAGTCCAATAGGTGTCGGAAATGCAACCTTTAATATACTATTTGGGATTGCGTTTCTAATATCATTATATTTTAAATTAATTAAGTAATAAAAAAAGCCCACTGCAATGGGCCTCGGCAACTGAATTTCTAACTTAATTATACCACAAAAGGAGAATTTGATGAATGGCAGATAAGTTAGATAGAATTATTGGAGATTACGTTAATGGCAGACTTGAAGCCAGAATAAAATCAATTGAAAGCAGATATCTTTATAAACAAAAAGTAGATAACTTAGGCATCCGTACAGCTTATTCTGGTGGTTCGGAACCTGAAAGTCACGTCTTGAATAAAGAAGCACTTGAAAATGATGAGGAATTAATCAGATTAAGAGAATTGATAAGACAAATCGACATCTGGTATCTACCTTTGATTCAAGTTGAAAAGGAGGTAATAAGACTAAAATGTGAAGGATATAATGGCAGATACTGGTATCAAGTAATGCAAGAATTGGATGCCCAAGGCTTTGAAGTTCCACAGAAGAAAGCTAAAGCTGCTTATTATAAATTTAGGAATGACATCTATTCTTTTGTTATTCACTTAATTTGAGAGGGACAAAATAGGCAAAAAAAGAATCGAAATTGCCTAAAATTGGCACCTCAACCGCTGTTTTTGCTGATATACTTATATCATGAAGTAAAAGGCAAAAGCACAAAACAACAACTAATTCGGTTTGGATATACTTCATGTTAGTGGCTGCATGGTCAAGGGGTTAAGACACTGCATTTTTAATGCAGAGGCGTGAGTTCGAATCTCACTAAGTCACATAATGGGTTGATAATAATATTCCCTTGGTTTGAATCCATGAAAACAGCTTGGTAACTTGCGACTGTACAGTGATTGTCGTTACATTCACAACAGGGTTATTTAATTTGTTGTCTATCTCGTCATAGACTTTGCTGACTAACCCATAGGACTTTCTAGGAGTCAAGGGTTTACAGCGTAGCAAGCACGGTACGGAAACGTAGGCGCTCAGGGTTCGACTCCCTGACTTGCTATTATATTTTATTACAGGTTGTCCAATGGGCAGCCTTTTATTGTTGGAGTCACAAATAAGATAGGAGGGAGGTATGAAACTTACTGAAAAGCAGAAGAGATTTTGCGATGAATATATTAAGTTAGGAAACGCTAAAGAAGCAGCAATAAATGCTGGATATAGTAAAAAGACAGCAAAGTCTATGGGGGCGGAAAACCTTACTAAACCTGACTTGAAAAAATATATTGACGAACGAATGGAACAGATAGCTTCTGAGCGTATTATGAGCGCACAGGAGATACTTGAAAGGCTTAGCCTTATAGCTAATGCAAAAATAAAAGAAACGGTTGTAGTAGCCAATGCAGAGGGTTATTCAGAAGTTGAGAAACCTCCTGGCTTTAAGGTTCAAATACAAGCGATGAAGGAACTTCTTAAACGTTATCCTGGTAATGATAAATTACTTGAACAAACTCTTCGCAAACTTACTGCAGAAGCTGATATTGCTGAATTCAAAGCTGCAATGATACAATCTGCAACTGATAAATCAACTGAAGAAAAATTGGATGAATTGCTTGGTAAGATTAGTGAGGTTATAGATGATAAGTGATATTTATAGCAAAAAACAAATCGATGTTTTAAAGCAAACAGTAAATAAAGATTGGTTCATTGCTTTACTTCATGGTGCTAAGCGTTCAGGTAAAACAAAGATGAATAATGATTTATTCTTGTTTGAATTAAGACGTGTTCGTAAAATAGCTGATGAAGAGGGCGTGAAGGAACCTATGTATATATTGGCTGGTGTTTCATCAAATACAATCAATAAGAACATCCTCCAAGAGCTTTATAATATGTATAATATAGAGCCTAAGTTTGATAAGCACAATAACTTTAAATTGTTTGGTGTAAAAGTGGTCCAAGCATACACTGGGAATATCGGTGGAGTTGGTGCTATTCGTGGTATGACTGCCTATGGAGCTTATGTTAATGAAGCTTCACTCGCTAAACAAGAAGTATTTGCTGAAATTGTTTCTCGTTGTTCAGGTAATGGTGCAAGAATTCTAGCAGATACTAACCCTGATAATCCTGAGCATTGGTTAAAGAAAGAATATATAGATAAGCCTAACGAAAATGTTAAGGCTTTTCATTTTGAATTAGATGATAATACTTTCTTATCTGAGAGGTACCGTGAAAATATTAAGGCAGCAACGCCAAGCGGTATGTTTTATGACCGTGATATAAAAGGACTTTGGGTATCTGCTGACGGTGTGGTTTATCAAGACTTCGATAGCAACAAACATTATATACAATCCAAAGACTTACCTAAGCTATCAACATTCTATTGCGGTGTTGACTGGGGTTATGAACACTGGGGTTCAATTGTTGTTATCGGAGAAACGGATGATGGAACAGCTTATTTAATCGAAGAGCACGCAAAACAACATGAAGAAATTGACTATTGGGTAGATATAGCAAAGGGAATTCAAGAACGTTATGGTTCAAGAGTCCCCTTCTATTGTGATTCTGCTCGTCCTGAACATGTTGATAGATTCAAACGAGAACACATTGAAGCGTTCAATGGAGACAAAGCACGTTTAACTGGCGTTGAAGCGGTTGCTCGTAGGTTTAAGAAAGATAAGTTGTTTATTTGTAGAGATAAAGTTGAGAAATTTCCTAATGAGATCTATCAATATGTTTGGGATGAAAAAAAGGGAGAACCAATAAAACTTTTTGATGATGTACTTGACTCTTTGCGATATGCAATTTACACCAACGAGGTAAGAAATGGCAAGACCGCTGAAATTGTGAGCAAAGTACAATTTGGTCTTTACTAAAGGAGGAACATGGCAATTAAAATAAATAGAGAGGTGGCAGGGAATTTAAATAGTCCTACTCCAGAACTGCTAAATTATTGCATCTCTCAACATCTAAGTACCGTAGGGAGATTAGACAAACTATCCGATTATTATGACGGTGAACAACATATTTTAAAACGAACAAAAGATAATGATGCAATTCCTAATAATAAAGTTGTTATCAATCACGCAAAGTATGTGACTGATATGAATGTAGGTTTTATGGTAGGGAACCCAGTTGCTTATACAAGTAGCGATGACATTCAATCTATTCTTGACGCTTATACAAAAGTTGATATTGTCTCTCATGATACTGAACTTGAAAAAGATTTGTCAGTATTTGGCATCGGCTACGAACTGATTTATTTAAATGAAGATAAACAAACAGGTAAAACATTTGCTGATATTAAATGTATTGATCCAAGGGGAATCTTTCTTGTTACAGATGATACGATTGATACAAACCCTTTATTTGCAGTCCATTATCAAAAGGTATATAACTTGCAAGGAGCTATTGACCACTATCTAGTCAAATATTATAACGATAATTGGGTGATGACATATAGAGCTGCATCAATTGGTTTCGGAGATTATCAATTTATTAAAGCACTACCACATTATTTTAAGGCAGTACCTGTTATTGAATATCGAAATAACGAAGAACGACAAGGAGATTTTGAGCAAGCAATTTCATTGATTGATGCATACAATCTTTTACAATCTGACCGTTTAAATGATAAAGAAGCCTTTGTAGATGCAATTCTTTTTATCCGTGGGTTTACCTTACAGGATGGTGATGGTGCTAGGTTAGCAAAAGAAAAGATAATGCAGACATCATTTAAACCTGGTGAAGTAGATGCTAGTTATCTCACCAAACAAATGGATGAAAATTCAGTGGCTGTCTTGCGTGATGCATTACTTGAAGATATTCATAAAGTGACTTATGTGCCTAATATGAATGATAAAAACTTCTCAGGAAATGTTTCAGGCGAGGCAATGAAGTATAAGCTCTTTGGATTGCTACAGCTTATGTCAGTTAAAGAGCGATATATGATAAAAGGTCTCAGACAACGTTTGATTCTCTTTGCCAATTATTTAGAAATAAGCAATAACAATGTTGATATTGACGGTATTAAGATTAATCTCAAACCTAATTTACCAATCAATACAACTGATATTATTAATCAAATCGTTCAGGCACACCAAGCAGGAATCCTACCTCTTAAAGTGTTGCTTTCATGGCTTCCAGATATTGATAATGTTGATGAAGTTCTTGAACAGTTACAAGAGGAAAAAGAGGAGGCTATCGAAATGAATCAGAAAGCTATGGGCGTTCAGTCAGGAGATAGCCACTCTAATCTTGATGATCCACCTGATGAAAATGAGGAAGGCAGCAAAGATGGAAATAATAAACAGAAAGATGAAGGTAAATAAAATGGAATTTGAATTTAGTGACAAAACTATTGAAATGCTTGGTAAAATGAGTGCAGCTTTGGCTGGACAAATTCAAAAAGACTATAAGCTTGATGAATTAAAAGACCTTGAAACGAAAGAGGCATTTGAAGACCTGGCAAAAATGTATAAATATCTTTATTATGGGCTGATTAAACAAGGGTTTGACAAAACAGATGCTATGCAAGCAGCTACTCGAATGCTTGGTATTAGTAATAAATGATTACAGTAAAGTTCAAAAAGAAAAACAACCAAATTTATTGGTATCAAGTGACTGGTCATGCAGGCTTTGCAAATATTGGAAATGATATTGTATGTGCTGGGGTTTCTGTCTTATATATCACAGTTACTAATGCATTGTTATCATTCGGGAAAACTTTTGAGCGTGATGAAGGATATTTTATACTTGATCCAACAGATAAAGAGTTAGCAAGCCTTAAGATACTTCATGATGGAATTGTTTCAATAGCTGAACAATACCCTAAACATGTAATAGTAGAGGAGTAAAAAGAATGTCTGACTACTGGCAAAAAAGAGCGATTAAAGCCGAAAAGAAAGTAAACGACGGTGCTAAACAGCTTGAGGAAGTCGTAGCACAGGCATACAAACAAGCTCAATCATATTTAACAAAACAGATTGCTAAATTATTTAGTCGAACTAAGCAACAAACGGAAATGACAGATGATGAAGCAAAAAGAATGCTTAATGAAACTGTTCCTGTTTCTGAATTAGTTGAGCTTAGAAGATTAGCTAAAGATATCAGCAATCCTGATTTGCAAAGAGAAGCTAAAAAGCGGCTCACAGGACTAGCTCTTAAATCAAGAATTACTCGTGCAGAAGATTTAAAAGCAAAGTCTTATCTAGTAACAAAACAAATTGCGGATGTTCAGCTTGATAAGCAGACATCTTTTTATGTTGACACGATAGATGAAGCTTATAAAGAAACTACTGCAGAAACGATTATTCGTGAAGCTCAAGCAGATGTAAAGAATGGCATTGTTAAAGAAGTCTGGAACAAGAAAGATTATAAGTTCAAAGAACTATCCACCAAATCTGTGGAAAACATTCTTGATAGCCACTGGCTAGGAAGTAACTACTCTAAAAGATTATGGGGAGATACTGAAGCTTTAGCCAAAAGATTAGAGCAGCTCTTCACGGTTGAAGCTTTAACTGGAATGAGTGAGTTTCAGATAGCAAAGGCAATTGCTGGTGAATTTGACCGCTCAATTAACGTTGCTAGGCGTTTGATTCGTACTGAAGCGAATTACATGGCGAACCAAGCAAAGCTTAAATCGTGGCAAAACAATGGTGTTGAGAAGTATCAAATCATTGCTATTTTGGACTTGAGAACATCACAAATTTGTCGTCATAAAGACCATAAAGTTTTTCTAGTATCTGAAGCAGTTGTAAACGGGGCAGAAGGGACATATCCACCTTTTCATCCGTGGTGTCGTTCAGTTGCTTCAATGTATTCGGAGCGGCTAAATAACATAGTACGCAAAGCGCTTGACCCTATCACTGGTAAAACATTTGATATTAAAGGAAGTACAACTTACAACGAATGGATGAGTAAACTAAAATCAATGCATCCAGATGTTGAATTTAAAAGTAGCAAATGGGGTGATCTAACATCTCGCAGTTATGCGTGAAATAACAACTACTTAAATACACAAAGCGTTTGCCACTGACAGGCGCTTTTCTTATGTCCAAGCGTGAAGACTTTAAAAGCTTCGGAAGTGCAAGCATTGAACCACTTAAAAAGCAATTGGAAAGGATTAATAACATGAAAATCGCAACATTGTGCGGAAACAGTTTACTCAAACTCAACTTACAACAATTTGCTGAAGGTCAAGAAGGCGGTGAGGGTGGAGCAGGAACTGGCCAAGAAACTCCTCCTGAATTCAATGCTGATAATCTGACCGATGAACAAGTTGCAGCAATCAAAGAAAAGTTTGGTCTTAAAGACAATACTGAGGTTGACTCTATTGTTAACGCTCGTCATTCTCGTTGGCAAGAAAAACTTGAAGAAGAAAAAAATGAAGCTGCTCGCCTTGCCAAACTTTCGGAAGAAGAACGCCAACAAGCGCTGATTCAAAAAGAAAAAGATGACTTTGAAAAAGAAAAAGCTGTCTTTCGTCAAGAACAGTTGCTTGTAGAAAAAGGCAAACAACTTCAAGAAATCGGTATTCCAAGCGCTTTTGCTGCTCGTATTCAAGGAAATACTGCTGAGGAAGCTATTAAAGATGTCAAATTTTTCAAAGCTGAATGGGATAAAGCCTTAGAAGCAGCGGTTAACGAAAAACTCAAAGCTTCTGTTGATACTCCGCTTGGAAGTGACGGAAAAGGCATTTCGAACAATCCTTTTGCAAAAGAGACTTTCAACTTAACCGAGCAAGGCCGACTTTTCCTAGAAGAACCAGAAAAAGCTAAGACTTTACAAGCTTTAGCAAACAAAAAATAGAAATAGAGGAATAAAAATGGAACACAAACTCATTAAATTTGATTTGCAAAAATTTGCAGATAAAACAAAAATTGCAGATGTTATCGTACCTGAAGTATTTAACAAATATGTTATTGAACGTACTGCTGAACTTTCTGCTTTATATCAATCAGGAATTGTAGTAAAAGATCCTGAACTCGATGCACTTGCAACCGCTGGTGGTCGATTAATTAATATGCCATTTTGGCAAGACTTGTCTGGTGATGATGAAGTACTTTCTGATACTGACTCACTTTCAACTGATAAAATCACAGCCAGCAAAGACGTTGCTGCTCTCTTGATGCGTGGTAAAGCATGGAAATCAAATGACTTAGCTAAAGCATTGTCTGGTGATGACCCAATGCGTGCTATTGGTGATTTGGTAGCTGCTTACTGGGCTCGCCGTCAACAAGTTACTTTGCTTTCAATTCTTAAAGGTATTTATGCAGCTGCAGGAACTAAAATGTCAGGTAATGCTCTTGATATCTCAACTTTAACTGGTAACGCAGCAGCATTTACTGGTGAAACTTTCCTTGATGCTTCATACAAATTGGGCGATGCAGAAGAAAAACTTACTGCAATCGGGGTACATTCTCAAGTCTATGCCAACTTGCGTAAACAAAACTTGATTGAATTTTCTTTGGATTCAGAGAATAAACCAATTCCTACATACATGGGTAAACGTGTCATTGTTGATGACGGTATGCCAGTAGATGGAGATGTTTTCACTTCTTACATCTTTGGGGCTGGTGCAATTGGGCTTGGTAACGGAGCTGCTCCTGTACCAACAGAAACTGACCGTGACTCATTGGCAGGAGATGATATTCTCATCAACCGTCAACACTTCTTGTTGCACCCTCGTGGAGTTAAATTCACTGACAAATCGGTTGTTGGGGATTCTCCAACGAATGCTGAATTATCAACAGGGGCAAACTGGGAACGTGTTTACGAAAATAAAAATGTTCGTATCGTTCAATTTAAACATAAACTTTGGACACCTCAAACAGTTGTTCAAGGTGGAACTGGTGGAGAATAAGGAGTAATAATCTATGGATGAGAATAATGAACCAAAAACTAAAGCAATTGAACGTTTAAAAACTGATTTGGGCGTCGATGATGCTACTGGTTTAATTGAGGATGCGGTTATTCTCATCCTTGATTATACGAATCAGGATAAGATGTTAGATTCAATGTGGCTGTATGCTCGACAGTTAGCCACAATTAATTTTAATCGTGAAAGCACAGAGGGAGAGTCTAGTCGTTCAGAAGGCGGCATTTCTCAATCCTTTGTTGAAGATATTCCTTTAAATATCCAGCGTGGCTTGAATCGTTACCGACTCGGAAAGGTGGTTAGTTTTTATGCGCCTGATGAAACGTGACTTAACAACGGTTTATTTGAAAAGGATAGACCCAAACAACACGCAAGATGAGGAGGGAAACGATCAAGTTAATTATCTTGCTCCAATTGCTCTTGAAATGAATGTTCAGTCCGCAAGTGGTGCTGTCAATGCCACAATTTACGGTTCAAAGCTTTCAAGTATGAAATCATGTAAATATCAAGGCAATGAGTTAAAAGAAGGTCGAGATGAAAACAATGGTATCTGCTTATATGTTGATAAGGACAGTGACCCTGATTATAAAATCAAGTCGATTCAACCTTATTCTACACACATCAATGTGATGTTAGAAAGGAACGATGACATTGGGAGTTGAAATTAAAGGATTGGACAGGCTTAAAAGAAAAATTAATGCCATGCCTAAAATCTTAAATGACGCTGTGAATGATGCGACTTACGAAATCACAGAGTTGGTTCGTTCTGCAGCTGAATTAAGACTGGCTTCTAGTATGAAATTCAGTTCTGGAGAACTACTTGGAAGTTTAAAGACTGAGGTTGTAGAAAATGCGGAAGGTAAAATAGTTGGGCGTGTCTGGTCTGATAAAGCTCAAGCCATTTATCGTGAGTTTGGTACTGGTCCGAATGGACAAGCAAGTTCTAAAGATTTACCAGAAGGGGTTAACCCGGTTTATACTCAAACTCGTTGGTTTATTCCAGCTGAGGAAGCTGGAATTGATTTGAATGAAATCTATGGTATGCCTAAGATTACTATTCAAGGCAAAGAATTCTACATCACAAGTGGTCAACCAGCAAGACCTTTCTTATATCCATCATTGAAAGAAATACTTCCGCAAATGCCTGAGATATACAAAGAGCATGTCCAAAAGAAATTGAGAGAGCTTAAATAATGGAAAAAGTAAATATTAAAGTTGCTACTGTTTCCGTTTTAAATGGTATATCTGAGATTAAAAAAGTAGCGACTGATTATCCGTCAACATGGAATGACTTTCCTACAGCTATTTACAGAACGGTTAACAACCCACATTTTGTAGATGGAAGTGGAGAGGAACTTCAAACAAAATGGTCAATCACAATTGAATTATATTCTAAAAGTAGTTTGACCACTATCGTTAATAATGTCATCGAACAATTTGGTGATATTGGTTTTACAGGCACGCAAAGAGACGCTAATACAGCAGACTTGAAGCGTGTCATTATTGAACTATCCGCAATCGTGGATAACAAAACAAAATACGTTTATTCGAAATAGGAGGAAATAAACATGGCAACAGTAGCAGGATTACTTTCAAAAGATACAGTCCTTTCTTATAAAGATGGCGCAACTTCAAAACCTGTCGCAGCAGTAAAATCTATTCCCGCAATGGGATCTGATCCTGAAAAAGTAGATGTTACTCACTTAGGTTCAGCTAAGAAAGCATATATTGCAGGGATTCAGGATTCAGATAATTTGGAATTCGCAATCATTTATCAAGGAGACAACTTCAAAGATGTTGATACATTGGTAAAATCTGGTAAGTCAGTAGATTGGACAGTGACTTATCCTGATGGTATGAAAGTTGACTTTACTGGTCAACCTTCTTATAAATTTGATGGTGTTGAAGTCAACCAAGCACTTGGATTTAACTTAGTAGTGGTTGTATCAGCAGGCCCTGACTTTACACCAGCACCAGCTGGTGGTGGTCAATAATTTAGCAATTAAAGGTTAGTCAGAGTGGCTAGCCTTTTTATTTTTTATAAATATAGAAATCGGAGAAACAAAAATGACAAAAGAAAATATCGTAAAACTTCCTGGAACTAAACAATTTGAATTTGGTGGCTTAAATCTTCAATTACGCTTGGATGGTAAATCTATTATTGCGATTGAAAAACGCTTGGACGAATCACTCATGGGGCTTTTTGTAAATGGTCAAGGTGGTTTTAAATTGCCAGCTACAAACAAATTATTGGTAGTGCTTCAAGGTGCAAACCAAACAAGTCGAGTTTCTGATTCAGATTTAGTTAACGCTTTTGAACGTTTTGTTGAAGCAGGAAACACTACTTTTGATTTGTTCAATGCCATTCAAGAATTGCTTGATGAAGCGGGTTTTTTCGGCAAGGACAAGAAGGAGAACGAAGCGACAAATGGGGAATCTCTGGACAACGAACCAGAAGCACCGAGCGAACTCCTTTAAAAACCTACAACAATTTATCCAGCATGCTTGAGGATTTATACCCTCAGGCAGTTGAAGCTGGTATTTCTTCTACAGATTTTTGGGCGATGACTTTTGATGAAATTATGGTCCAAGTTGAAGCGAATAAAAAAAGGCATGAGAACGAGCTAAAAGAGAAAGCGATGTTTGATTATACTCAACAAAGGCTTGGTATCTATGCTTTCAATGATCCAAAGAATTTCCCTAAATATGAAGAAGCCTACCCTTTCTTGAATCAACTCAAGGAAGAAGTAATGCAAGCCGTATCTAAGGAAGAAGAAAAGAAACAAGCGATGCTTAGTGACCAAGAAATCATGCGACAAAATGCAATGTTAATTCAGGAAACTCGTAAAAGAAAAAGTCAAAAGAAAAATTAAAAAATATTGAATAGAAAAGGAGGTGAGAAATATGGAATTAGAAACGCTAGAGATACTGTTTGATGCAAATACTGCAAAAATGGATGAAGCGCTTAGTAAACTTTTACCTCGTGTAGAAGCAATTATGTCAAAGTTTGAGAATATCACTGGGAAGTCTATGAAAAAGACTGAAGATAATTTGAATATTGATAAAGGTGCAACACAATTTGGCAAACAGTTAGAAAAAATGAATCAAACTTTTGAAAAGATGATGGGGCATCTTGAAAGTTCTTCTAAGAAATCATCAGAAAGTATTGGAGATAATCTATCTACTGGATTTAAGAAAGCACGTCCTAAAGTATCAAAAGAAATTGATGCCATGCTAAATGAAATTAATGCAAAAATGGGTCAAGCTAAAGCCGCTCAAGAAAAAGTGGCTTATCTTAAATCACAGCGTCAAAGTTCTTCAGCAAAAGGAGATGGTGGGCAAACAGTCAAATATGATGACCAGATTGCGCGGGCCCAGGCATCAATGGTTAAATACCAAGACCAAGCAAAAAGTCTTGCTAGATCAATGAAGACTGAGTTTGATGCAGTGCCTTCGTCTTTAGAGCGAATTGCAAAAGTAATGGATGCCAATGAAGCAAAATACTACACAATGCGTGAAAGTGTTCGAGCTTTGCAAAAGGAATATCAATATCAATTGAAACCAGTCGGAAGTTTTGACAAAGGCTTTAAAAATGTTGACACTCCTGATTCATTGAAAACTGCTCAAAAAATGCAAGCACAGTCTGACAAAATGCAAAAGCTAGCAAGCAGTAATGATGTTCTGCAAAAGGAATATCAAAGAACAGAAGAGCGTGCAGAATCATTAAGAAAAGCGATAGGACGAATTAATTCAGTTCTTAGTCAATCGTCAATGGCAACTGGAACAGCTGCAGCTGGAGCTAGTATGACAGGTTCAGGATTGAAACAATCTGAGCGTGCTGTTTCTAAATATGGCGGAGTCTTCAACCGCATGTCAAACTCCATTTCTCACGGTGCCGGAGGAATTGGAAATGGATTGAAAAATTCATTTGGGATATTGGATAAATTTGGAAATCTCTTTTCGAGAAATTCAAATAAAGTCACACAAGGCACTCGTAGCATGTCTATGGGTAACAATGCATTTCTTCAGTCTATGAAATATTTGTTGCCTTCATTAATTGTTTATCAATTAATTGGTGGAGCAATAAGTAAATTAGCTGGCGGAATGATGAGTGCATTGAAGACAAACGATCAGTTTTCTAACTCACTTAATCAGATTAAAGTCAACTTGATGACCGCATTCTATCCAATTTATAATGCGATTCTACCTGCCATTAATGCAATGATGAGCGCAATTGCCACATTAACTGGTCAATTAGCTTCGTTTATTGCCGGGTTATTTGGAACTACTTATCAAGCAGCTAAACAAGGTGCAAGTGGTTTATATGATAATGTCCAAGCAATGAATGATACAGGTTCATCAGCGACTAAGGCGAAAGACAAGGTCGATAAACTTCAACGTTCACTTATGGGATTTGATGAGATTAATCGTATTGGTTTGCAAGACAAAACTGATGATACTGATAAAGGCCAAGATACAAAAGCTCCAGGTATTGATTTTGGGGCTGCAACTGGTAATTATTCAACTCCTAAATGGATGAAGGATATGCAAGCCTTACTTAAAGACTTCTTCAAGCCTTTCCAAGATGCATGGAAAAACCAAGGTCAAAAGGTCATTGATGCGTGGAAATATGAACTTGGAGAAGTTATCGGTTTAGCAACTGCTATCGGAAAATCCTTTATGGAAGTCTGGACAAATGGTACTGGTCAAAAATTCATTGAAAATCTGCTAATTTTACTTGCGGATGTGCTTAACATCATTGGTGATATAGCCAAAGCATTTAAAGATGCCTGGAACGAAGATGGTAGAGGAACTGCCTTAATCCAATCGCTATTCGATGGTCTGAACAGAATACTAGAACTACTTCATTCAATCGCTAAATCATTTAGAGAAGCATGGAATGATGGAACTGGTAAAGAAATAGCAGCAAACCTCCTTGAGATTTTTACCAATATTTTCAAAACGATAGGTAATCTCGCAGAACAGTTTAAAAAGGCTTGGGAACAAGGCGGAACTGGTAAGAAAATATTTTCTGATATCTTAAAAATTGTTAATGGATTACTTGGTCATCTTAATAATATGACTAAAGCTACAGCCGATTGGGCTAAGAAATTAGATTTTTCTCCACTACTTAAGGGGATAGAGAAGTTATTAAAGAACTTAGAACCCCTCACCGATAATATCGGTGCTGGTTTAGAGTGGTTATACAAAAACGTTCTGTTACCACTTGCTAAATTTACAATCGAAGATGTGCTTCCTGTATTTCTTGATGCATTAGCTGGCGCTTTAAAAGTTATCAATGGTGTAATTGAGGTTTTAAAACCCTTATTTACATGGTTTTGGGAAAAATTCTTGCAACCTCTTGGTAAATGGGTTGGTAAAAACATAGTTGATGGGTTGCAAAATATAGCCGATGTCCTAAATATTTTAGGTGACTGGTTGGCCAAAAATAAAAACTTTTTACAATCTGCAATAAAAATGGGAACAGATCTCATTGATGGCTTACTCAAAGGTATTGGAGATAGTTTAAAAAACATTGGTGCATGGTTACAAGAAAATCTTGTAGATCCAATAGTAAATGGTGTTAAATCATTATTTGGAATTCATTCTCCTTCTACTGTATTTGCTGAAATAGGAAGTTTCTTAATTCAAGGTCTATTAAATGGGATATCAAGCCTCATTGGTGGCGTTTCAGATTTAATTGGTGGAATTTGGGGAGATATTAAAAAAACTATTTCTGATAAAACACAAGAGATACTGGACACTTCAAAAGCCATTTGGGGGAATATCAGTAATGCTATAGGTGGTGCGGTAGACGGTGCTAAGAAATGGGTTAGTGATAGATGGTCTGATATATCCAAGACAACATCAGATACTTGGGATAATGTTAAAAAATGGACATCTGATAAATGGAATGATGCCAAAAAATCCATAAGCGATACTGCCGACTCCATCGGTACAAAAATTTCTACAAAATGGTCTGAAGTTAAAAAAGGTACATCAGATGCTTGGGACAATGTGAAAAATTGGACTTCTTCAAAATGGAATGATACTAAAACAGCAGTACACAGCGCAGCGGATTCCATTGGTTCGAAAGTATCGAGTAAGTGGAATGAGATAAAGAGCGGAACCTCAACCGCTTGGGAAAATGTAAGAAGTTCTGTTTCAAACGCTGCCAACAATGCGAAAGACAACGCTTCAAACGCCTGGTCTAATATGAAAGATAGAATGGGCGGTTACGCAAACTCTATTAAATCTACAGCCAAAAGTGCGTTTGATAGTGTTGCTTCGTGGGCTTCAGATATGGGCAAAAAGATTGGCTCTGGTCTTGAAAGCGGAGTAAATGCAGTCAGAAGAGGTGCAGCCGCAATTGGTAATGGTATTGCTGGAGTAATTGGTAGTGCAGTTAATGGAGTGATTGACGGTATTAACTGGGTACTTGGTAAAGTTGGTTCTGGTAATAGATTAGGCCACTGGAGTGTACCAAGATATGCTAACGGTACTGAAGGTCACCCAGGAGGACCAGCATTAGTAAATGATGGTTCAGGTAGCCAATGGCAAGAAATGTATCGAACACCCGATGGTAAAACTGGGCTATTCCCTAAAGTGAGAAATCTTATGGTTGATTTGCCAAAAGGAACCCAAGTATTGAGTGGTGCAAAAACTGCAAAAGCAATGTCAGGAATGCCCGCTTATGCAAATGGTATCGGTGATTGGATGGGTGAGAAATGGAACCAAGCCAAAGAAATGGTTGGCGATATTTGGGACTATGCCACTCATCCAGAAAAGATTTTAAACATCGCAATAAGCAAGTTTACTAATTTATCTCAAGCAGTTGAACCTGCGTTATCCATTGCGACTGGTGGGATATCTACTATGGCTAATGGAGCTATGGGAATGATTGAAAAGGCATTCTCAGAAGGCTCAGAAAGCCCATCTGGTACTGGTGTCGAACGTTGGCGACCAGTTATTAAAAAGGCTTTGTCAATGAACGGTGTATCAACTTCTGAAAACTATGTCAATGCTTGGCTAAGACAAGTACAAAGCGAATCAGGAGGTAATGAGAAAGCTGTTCAGGGTGGATATACAGATGTGAATACTTTGAGTGGCGACTTGGCTAAAGGATTGTTACAAACTATCTCGGCCACATTCAATGCAAATAAATTCCCAGGACATGGAAATATCTTTAACGGATATGACAATGCACTTGCTGCAATTCATTATGCATTGGGCCGTTATGGTGACCCCGGTATGCTTCAAGTGATTGGTCATGGACACGGTTATGCAAAAGGTACGCCATATGTTCCTGAAGATCAGTTAGCAATGATTCATGAAGGAGAAATGGTTGTTCCTGCTAAATATAATCCATATAATTCTATCAGCGATTTCAAATCATTTGAAACTTTGCAGTTGCCTGAAATGTTCACAGACAAACCGACTGATTACAGTAATTCTGGAAACTTTGGTGGGGGTCAAGATGTTTCAAGCTATGGTTTGGCAAATATGAATGGTTCATTAACAAATGCTATCATGTTGCTTGTTCAATCTTTAGGCGCACAAGCGAGCCAAACTTCAAATGGAGATATTGTGATAAATATCGGCGGTAGAGAGTTTGGACGAATTGCAGTTTCAGAAATCAATAAATACCATCAACAGCTTGGGTACACTGAGCTTAATATTTAGAAGGAGGGATTATGTCTACCGAATTACAATTTAATGGAGTGACGGTAAAAACTCCTAAAGAATTCAGCGTCAGTATTTCAACAATCGACGCTGACTCCTCAGGGAGAAATGCAAATGGAGAAATGGTAAGAGACGTTATTGCTCAAAAAACTAAATTAAACATTAAGTGGGGTCCTTTGAGCGACTCGGAAGTATCTGATATTTTACAAAGAATTAATCAACCATTTTTTGTAGTAATCTATCCAGACCCACAAATTGGAAGACAAAGAAGTAAAACTTTTTATGCTGGGGATTCTACAATGCCTTCTTACTCATGGAATGATAAGTTTAAAGCAATGAAGTGGGAAAACTTATCTGTAAACCTGATAGAAAAATAGGAGGATAAGAAATGCTTACTGTCTCAGATGATTTTAACAATGCCATGAAAGCAGAGAATCGAAGGTTTGAGACTCGGATAAAAGTTGGCGATAAAGTTTTTACAAAAAATGATATCAATAGTTGGGTATATAGTGGTGGTTCGATTTCTGGTGAAACATTCCAAATAGGTTCAACATTTTCAAATTCTATAAAAATAGAATTTTGTTCAATACTTGAAAATATTAAAGAGCTGACAGAAGTCACTGTAGAAGTCGGAATAGCAACCTATGATGCAGATTATCATTATGATAATATCCCCCCTGAAAAAGTGGGAAGTGCAAGAGTGGGCTATGCTAAATTGATTCATTATAAACCAACAGTTTATGAATATGTCTCCATTGGAACTTTTTATGTTACTAAGTGTGACCCAGATAGAAACGAAAATAAAACGACTCTTGAAGCAAGTGATCGTTTTGTTTTTTTAGAAAATGAGTATGTTTCTGAACTGACCTACCCTTCTTCTATTCGAGATGTTGCGTTAGAGATTGCTAACAAAAGCGGTTCAGTCATTAATGAAACTAACTTTTCGATGATTAGCACCCAAAAAATAAGAAAACCTGAGGGTTATACTTTCAGACAAGCTATTGGGCTAATCGCTCAGTTTGAAGCAGGTTATGCAAGGTTTAGCCGGACAAATCAATTGGAAATCATGCAATTGATCGACCCTAAGTTTGCAGTTTCACCAGCAGAATATTTTCAAAAGGGGCTAACAAAAAATGAATTAATGTACAAAATTGGTGGTATCTCTTGTACAGTACCTGTTCAAAGCGAAAGCGGAAATGAACAAGCTACATATTTAGCGGGTAGTAATACTGGTCCACAAATTGTTTTAGAAAATAAAGTAATGACTCAAAGTTTACTTGATGATATTTATCAGAAAATCAAAGATATCAATTTTTATCCTTTTACTTTAAATTGGAGGGGGAATCCAGCACTAGAAACTGGCGATTGGTTAACACTCACTGATAGAGATGGCACACCCTTTAAAACTCCCAATTTAAGTTACACTCTAACTTTTAAGGGAGGACTGACAGCAACTAGTTCAGCTAATACTAACTCTTCAGCTCAAACAGTCTCAGCTTATTCCCCACCACTTAATCAAATTATTAAATATATTAATTCTCGTGTTGATGCAGCGGGTAAAAATTCAGTTTATGACGGAACAGAAGAACCTCCTTATCCCAAAGAAGGCGATATTTGGTTCAAAAAGAATGGCCCAGATGATGAAATCTGGATTTATACAAAACTTTCGGACGGAACTTACGATTGGGTGATGACTACCTCGACAAGATTATCTGATGAAATTCAGGAAAAAATCGATAATTCCGTTCCATCTGATGAAATTGTCAAAACAATCAATTTATCACAAGAAATGGATGGTAAAGAGTGGTTAAAAATTACGGGTGCAAAAATTTGGTTAACTGATAAAACTCGAATAGATGATGCTATCATCCAAGATGCAATGATTGGAAATTTGAGTGCTTCAAAACTAAATGCTGGAACAATTAACGCTTCGTTAATTAACATCATTAATTTGAACGCTTCGAATATATCGACGGGAACTTTGACCGCTGTTGATATAGAAGGGGTAAAAATCAAGGGTTCTAAAATCACTTCTGCGGGAGATGATTTTTCTATGCTTCAGGATAATGGAGCAATTACTTGGATAAGAAATAGCGATGGCAAAGAAATTTTTAAATTTTATACCACGTTAATTAATTTGCAAGAAGGAAATGTTCGACTTGATGTTTCTGATTCTGGCTCTTTATCCATTTATAGTCAAAAAACGGATAAAGATTTCTTGCATTTTTCTGCTGTTGGGAACACTATGTCATGTTCTGCAGAATTAGATCGATTGCAAATAACAGGGGATAATAATTCGCTTTCATATACTCCAACAAACTTTGAATATCAATCTAGTGGTGACAATCGTCCTAATTTGAGAGTGGGAGTGACTGGCTTTAAAATAGGAAGTAATGCAACTTACCTATCAGGAGATAACAATGGAGCAATAACTGCTGTAGCAAGTGCTTTGAACATTTTAAGTAATGTTAAAATTAGCCAATTCACTAATATTGGTGGAAATCTTAGTGTTAACGGTAGTCTAAGTGTAATTGGTTCTAAAAATGCTGCTCACGTCACAAGAGATGGGCTTAGATTAACTCCAGCCTATGAAACGGCTGAGTCATATCTAGGCGATATCGGAACAGCAGAAACAGGTGAAGATTGCACAGTTATTGTTCCTATTGAAGAACATTTTTATGATGTTATTAATACAGAATTCGAATATCAAGTGTTTTTACAAAGCTATAGTGACGGTTTTGTTTATATTACATCCAGAGATAAAACGAGTTTCACAGTGCAATCATCTGTCCCTAATCTTCCTTTTACATGGGAAATTAAGGGTAAGAGGAGAGGATATGAAAATGACCGCTTGACTTTGACTGATATGAAGTTTGAAGAAATAAAAGAAATTGAAGAACAAAACTTTAAAGAGGAGGAAGCATGAATAAAGAAATTGATGCAGAAAAATTGATTAACAAACTACTATCTAAGATTACTCAACTAGAGTTTGATAATGCTAAATTATCAGTATTAGTTGAAACTTATGAGCAAGAAAATTCTAAGGAGGTTGGCAAATAATGAGTTACGAAAAACAAACCTGGAATAAGTATGATGAACTAAAAACTGAAGAAGAAAATATCGAAAATGGTGCGGTTGTAACTGATAATCGTATGAACCATATGGAATCCGGTATTGGTGATAACGATGCTAATCTTGCTTCGCATCTTGCAGATAAAAATAACCCTCACAAAGTTACGGCTGCACAGGTAGGGCTTGGCAATGTTCAAAACTTTGGTTTAGCTACAGAAGATGAGGCTAAGCAGGCAATTAGCAATGCTAAATATATGACCCCCAGCCTTACTCAAGCGGTATTATCAGCTAATATTAATTCAATTGCCTATGCCAACAGCGCAGACGGCACAGACGGTTTCACGACTGTTTATCCTAATTTGAATTTGTTGAACGGTACCTCATCGACTTTAAAAACTTTATCTGCTAATAGTTGGGGCCCTCCTCCGTTAGCTACTAACATTGTAAATCTTGAAAAAGGAAAAACATATACTTACTCGGTTTGGATTCAAGATTGTGGTGTAGACTCACGTGCAGTACTCTATCTTTATGATTCTGGCAACGTAAAATATACTAATGGCGGAAATATAATAAAAGCTGGAACTTCTGGTTTTTCAACTATCACGGTTACTGTCTCTATTGATGTTACTATGCATCAAGCTTCTATTGGATTTTTAAAAAGTCAATCTGTTTTTCAAAGTTTGAGCTATTCAAAATTAAAACTAGAACAAGGCTCAACTGCTACTCCATATATGCCATCATCTAGCGAAGTCACAATAAATGATTATCCAAAGTATGTAGGATTTAGCAACACTGTAAAAACAAATAAGTCTGCTAGCGATTATACTTGGTTTCCCGTTAAAGATTCAGAATTAACAAATAAAGTTGATTCTCATGTCAACAATAAATCTAACCCGCATGCAGTGACAGCTTCTCAGGTCGGAGCATATACAAAATCAGAAGCAGATGCAAAGTTTGCGACCGGACAAACACTGACAGATTTGTCAAATAAAGTTATTGCAAACAAAGGTAACCTAGCAAGTGGAACCGATTTAAACAATGTAACTGACACAGGTTTTTATCGCATAGGTGGACTTGTTGGTGGAACGGATGTTTTGAATGTTCCTTCTGAACTAAGTGGGCTAAATTTCTATGCTTTTTTGACAGTCACAGGTTCACTTCAAGAATTAACAGTATATTCTCCTAGACAAGATGCGACTTGGACTTATAGTCGTTCTGTATCAGGAAGTACGCCAATTTGGAGCAGTTGGTCAAAAACTGTAATGGCTGATGATTCTGGGAAAGTGACTGTAACAAGAATTGAAACAACCTCTGACGTTAGAACTTGGGTTTCACTTACCTTAAGTAATGCTGGGACTGCTGTACTTAGATATAAAAAAATAAATGGTGTTGTCTACTTGTACGGTGAGGGTAACTGGGGTTCATTTACTGCTGGTCAATCTAAAACTATTTGTACTCTACCTCCTGAATTGAGACCTGATGTAACTTGCAACTATGTTATTACTACTCAAAATGGTAGTGGTCAACCAATGGAGTTACAAGTTCAAACTGGAGGAAACGTTAATCTTTGGAGTGGTTTAGCCTCTGGCGGTAGATACGGTGGATTTGTTGGCAATTATCCACTTCCATAAAAAAGAAAAGAGAAAGAAGGAGTAATGGTGGAAAAAGCATAGCAAGAAGTTCTTGAATAAATTATAAATAATTAATAAAATAAAAGACCTATCAATGGATAGCTTTTTTAATATGAAAGGAAAATACAAATTGGAGTATCAATTATTTGGGGTTTCAGGACTGATCTTAATCATTTTAGGACTGACATGGTTAAAAGATGGGGAGAAAATGGATCCACCTTTGAGAAAAAGAATCATTATTGATTTAACAACAATCGCTTTGTTTTGGATTGTATTTGAGTTTTGGCACTTCTCAAGCTCAAGAGCTTATGAAAATGAAGTAAATTGGATCATCAATGGTTCGCTTGCTTTCTTTGGGGCACGAATGATTCAATTGATTTGCCAAGTAAATCCAATGTTTCAAGAGTTGGTGAATTACTTGAAATCTAAGAATGACAAAACAGATGTTATTGAAAATGAAAGTACAGAGGAAAACAAATGAAAAAGTTGATTAAAAAAGCTGCCATTGGAATGGTAGCTTTCTTTGTTGTTGCAGCAAGTGGACCAGTATTTGCGGCAGTCGGTGACCAAGGGGTGGACTGGTCCAAATATAATGGCGATTACGGTAATTTTGGTTATGACCATGATAAATTTGCATTTAGTCAAATTGGCGGAACTTATGGCGGTTCATTCGTTGACCAAGCGACTTATTCAACGCAAGTTGCATCGGCAATTGCTCAAGGTAAACGAGCGCACACTTACATTTGGTATCAAGTCGGAGGTTCGCGAGAAGTAGCAAAAGCAGCACTTGACCGTTACTTGCCAAAAATTCAAACGCCTAAAAACTCTATTGTTGCCTTGGATTATGAAAGTGGAGCAAGTGGAGATAAACAAGCGAATACTGATGCGATTCTTTACGGAATGCGTCGAGTAAAAGCAGCTGGATATACTCCAATGTATTATTCTTACAAGCCTTACACTTTGGCCAATGTCAATTATAAGCAAATCATCAAAGAGTTCCCTAACTCACTATGGATTGCGGCATATCCAAATTATGAAGTGACACCAGTTCCAAACTATAGCTTTTTCCCAAGTATGGACGGAATTTCGGTATTCCAATTCACCTCAACTTATGTCGCTGGCGGACTTGATGGAAATGTTGACTTAACTGGAATTACTGACAAAGGCTATGAAGGAGGAAACGCCACTAAACCTGATACTGACACACCAGCCACTGATGACGGTAAAGATGCCAACGAAGTGACACCAAGTGAAATCCAAGAGGGAATGGCTGTCACAATCAAGTTTAGTGCCACAAATTACTCAACAGGACAAGCAATCCCTAAATGGGTTAAGGAAAATTCCTATAAAGTCCTTCAAAAATCTGGCAATAAAGTCTTGCTTGATAACATCATGAGCTGGGTTGCAGCAAGTGATGTTCAAGCGCTAGATACAGGCGGAAGTAATTTAACTGGAAATACTCAAACTCACATTGTCCAATCTGGCGATACTTTAAGTGGTATTGCTTCCAATTGGGGAACAAACTGGCAAGAATTGGCTCGTCAGAACAGTTTATCTAATCCTAACATGATTTACTCTGGTCAGGTAATTCGCTTTACAGACGGTCAATCTGGGGCTACATCACGAACTTACACCGTTCGCTCTGGCGATAATCTTTCATCAATTGCCAGTCGCCTGGGAACAACTATCCAAAGTCTGGTTTCAATGAATGGCATTTCAAATCCTAATTTGATTTATGCTGGTCAAACACTAAATTATTAA